AAAGCCGAACAAGATCGTCCCCTGCAAGTGGGCCGGCCACATCAACGATTCCCACGGCGGCATGCGCGACAAGGACGGTTCCGTCGGCGAATGGACCCATGCCGGTCAGGGCGTCCAGGAGACCCGGATCCCGGACAACGTCATCCGGATCACGCGGCACAAGGCGCGCGGCATCGAGACTGAGCATCCCGCGGTATTCCCGGTGGCGCTGCCCGAGTTCGTCATGAACGCCTATTCAAACGAGCACGACATCGTCTTCGAACCGTTCGCCGGTTCCGGGACGACGCTGATCGCCGGCGAGCGCACCCATCGTCGGGTCCGCGCGATCGAGCTTGCTCCCGCCTACGTCGATGTTGCGATCCTGCGCTGGCGGCTGCTCCACCCGGCCTCGCGCGTCACCCTCGATGGCAACGGACGCCGGTTTGAAGAGATCGCCGCGGAGCGCGGTGTGGAAGTCGAGCATGCCGCCTGACCTTGGTCAGATCGAACATTGGCCGGTCGAGCGGCTGCTGCCCTACGCGGCAAACGCGCGAACGCATCCGGACGATCAGGTTGCCCAGATCGCCGGTTCAATCGCCGAGTTCGGCTTCAACGTCCCGTGCCTGGTCGACGAGCGCGGCGTGCTGATCGCCGGCCATGGCCGATTGCTGGCCGCGAGGAAGCTGGGTCTCACCGACGTTCCGGTCATCCGGCTGGATCACCTGACCGACGCGCAGGCCCGCGCCTTCCGCATTGCCGACAACCAGATCGCCGTGAATGCCGGTTGGGACGACGCGACGCTGTCGGCTGAGCTGGCCCGGCTGAAGGAGGACGGCGTCGACCTCGAGCTGCTCGGCTTCCCCGAAGGCGAACTCGATCGGCTGCTCGATGGGTTCGGCGGAGAGTCGGGGGCGGAAGGCGACGAAGATGCTGTGCCTGAGCCACCGGTCGAGCCGGTCACGCGACCGGGCGATCTCTGGGTCCTCGGCGACCACAGGCTGCTCTGTGGCGATGCAACGGTCGCGACCGATGTCGAGCGGTTGCTCGGCGGGGTCACTCCGCACTTGATGGCCACGGACCCGCCTTACGGTGTCGACTACGATCCCACCTGGCGGAACGAGGCCGGCGTCTCCGCGACGACGCGCACCGGCAAGGTCAGCAATGACGACCGTGCCGATTGGCGGGAAGCTTGGGCCCTGTTCCCTGGCGACGTCGCCTATGTCTGGCATGCCGGTGTCCATGCTCGCACGGTCGCCGAGAGTCTGGAAGCAGCAGGGTTTCCGGTCCGCTCGCAGATCATTTGGGCGAAGCCGCGTTTCGTCCTTGGCCGTGGCGACTACCATTGGCAGCACGAGCCGTGCTTCTACGCCGTCCGCAAGGGCGCGACCGGGCATTGGCAAGGCGCACGCGACCAGTCGACGCTATGGACGATCGGCGCCACCGGCGACGAGGACGAAGCAACGGTCCACGGCACGCAGAAGCCGGTCGAGTGTATGCGCCGGCCTATCGTCAACAACAGCGCCAGGGGTGAAGCCGTCTACGAGCCCTTCGCCGGCAGCGGCACCACGATCATCGCGGCCGAGACCGTTGGCCGCCGGTGCCTCGCGATCGAGATCGATCCCCGCTACTGCGACGTGATCGTCGAGCGCTGGCAGGCTTTTGCGGGATCAGCGGCCATTCTCGACGGCGATGATCGGTGCTTCGCCGGCATTAAAGTTCATCGGGCGGCGGTATGAAGCAGTCGCGGAGAATGTCCCTGCTGGAAGCGATCGCCAATGTACTGGTCGGGTTTGGCGTTGCCGTCCTGACCCAGATTGCCGTGTTCCCGCTGTTCGGCCTCGTAGCGTCCGTCGCCGAAAACATGGCGATTGGAGCGATCTTCACCTTGGTGTCGATCGCGCGCTCCTACGCTCTGCGGCGGCTGTTCGAGGAAATCCGGATCCGAGGTCAGGCAACGTGAAGCCGCCGCCCTTTGTCCGGGCGGCGGCATGCATTGCGACAGCGGCTTCTAGTCCGTGGTCATTCCGAGCAGCTTGGCGCGGAACTCAGCATTGACGGGTCGACTGTCGACCACGGTTCGGCCAGCCCGAAGCGCGCCGGCTTTGCCGACGAAGTAGAAGCCCACCGACTCGCTGGTGCCCTGTCGGGTGCGGCTGAGGACCGTATAGCGAGTCGAGCGCGCGTTTGAGACGATGGTCTCGCCACGGCTTTGCAAGGCAGCGATGAGGCGGTCGTGAATGGTTGCCTTGACCATTTTGGCCCTCCTTACGCGGTCGGCAGCCGGTAGACCCGGCCGCGGCCCTCGACCTTCTCGGAGGTCACGTCGAGCCCGAGCTTCTTCTTGAGGGCCCCGGCGATGGCACCCCGCACCGTGTGCGCTTGCCAGCCGAAGGCGGTGACGATCTCCTCGATGCTGGCGCCCTTCGGCGTCTTCAGCATCGCGATCAGTTGCGCTTGCTTGCTGTCGGCGCGGTTGCGGCCAGGCTTGTCCTTCTTCGCCTCGGCACCCTTCGCGGCCCGGCCATGCTTCGCCTTGTCGGCCGCCGGCTTGACCACTTCGGTGCTGTCATCCTGCTCGATGCCGAGGGCTTTGTAGGCGGCAGGCGTCGCGGTGAGTGTCAGGTTCCGCTCCTCGTCGTCCTGCCGCCAGACCGTTTCGTCGCGCTTGGCGCGGACCTCCTTGATGAGGCCCTTGCCGAGAGGGCTCGTGAGTACCTTGGCCAGCGCCCCGCCATTCAGCTTGGTGGTGACGGGATAGACGGCGCCATCGGGTCGCTCGCAAGCCTTGCCAAGGATCACGAGTTGGGAATCGGAAAGCTTGTTCATGGGAGTTCTCCTTCGGGTTCTGAAGGCCCGCGACAATCGCGCGCCTTCTACGACCCCGAGCCCCGACTGCTAGGTCGGGGCGGTGGGGAGAGTCCTTGCTGCTATTCGGCGTGCTCGCCCTCTTTGAAAGCAGCGTCCGTGATGCGGCGGAGCAGGTCGGCGTAGGACTGGAGTGTGCCGACATGACCCCAATGAACCTCATCGGGATGGACGTTGAAGTGGTCGGCGCTCAATGCCGTGAGCCGTTCGAGCATCCCGTCGATTTGGGCTTTTTGGGCGATGAAGGCGTCGAGGGCTTTGCTGTTGTCGGGGCGGTTGCGCATCGGGATCACCATCGTTTTCGATGCCCCATGGATGCGCTGCACGGGCCCAGAGCCAAGCAGATAAGTGCATCATTTGATTGCTGTCTTCGCCCCTGACCGACATGGGATTGTCCGTCCGCGCCTATGCCAAGGCCCGTGGCGTCAGCCACGTCGCCGTCCTCAAGGCGGCGAAAGCCGGGCGCATCACGCTTGAGCCGGACGGCACCGTCGATCCGGCCAAGGCCGACGCCGCATGGGAGCGCTCAACCGATCCCGGGCGAGCCAAATCCAGGGCGAAGTCAAAGCCAACCGCCGAGAAGCTGAAGCCGGTCGCAGAGGCTGCGATGGGCTCCGTTCGCGAGACCCTGAAGGAACAGGGTCTGCCATCGGGCGGGAACGTCACCTTTGTCCAGGCCCGAACGGCCCACGAGATCGCCAAGGCGCATCTGGCGCGGCTTCGCCTGCAGCGCATGAAGGGCGAGCTGGTCGACAGGGCGCGGGCGACCGCACTCGTCTTTCGGCTGGCTCGTGAGGAGCGCGACGGCTGGGTCAACTGGCCGGCGCGAGTCGCGGCTCTGATGGCCGCGGAACTCGGCGTGGAGGCGCATCCGATGCAGAAGATTCTGGAGACGCATGTCCGCGCTCACCTCGCCGAGCTTGCCGAGGTCCGCCCCGAGTTCCGATGATCTCTTCGCCTTTGAGGGCGCCGACGAGCTGCGGGGATCCTGGCGCGACGGTCTGACGCCCGATCCGACGCTGACGGTCTCCGAATGGGCAGACCGCCATCGCATCCTGAGCCCACGGGCTTCGGCGGAACCGGGCCGCTACCGGACGGATCGCACGCCCTACATGCGGGCAATCATGGATGCGCTGTCGCCGGCCAATCCGGCGCGACGGGTCGTGTTCATGAAAGCGGCGCAGGTGGGCGCCACC